TCTGAGCAGAGCAAAGCCCTGATCGACATGCTGGAGGACGCCAGTCTCGAGGCCAAGGCCGCGCTGGAGGACGTGATGGCGCAGTTTTTCGTAGACACAGCCACCTGGGGGCTCACCCTCTGGGAGCAACAGGTGGGCATTGAAACCGACAACTCACTGCCGCTGGCGACCCGCCGCGCGGCCATCCGGCAGAAGCTCGTGGCCAGCGGCAATACCACCTCAGAGATGATCCGCGGGCTGGCAGAGGCGCTCACCGGCTATGAGGCGAAGGTAGAGGTCAACGATGACTACAGCTTTTCGCTCAGCTTCTGGGGCGAGAAAAATCAGCTGGCGACCATCGACGTGGCAGAACTGAAGACCGTTGTAGAGCAGATCAAGCCGGCACACCTGCGCTTTGTGATCAGCGGCATCACATGGGCCGATCTGGAAAGCGTAAATATGACCTGGAAGTATTTTGAGGATAACCCGACAACGTGGGCGCAGCTGGAATCCATGTTCTGCATCCATGCAAAAGAGTAAGAGGAGGGAATTTTTATGGGCAGATTTTTCGGAAAACGCTGGAAGATCGACGGCGTGACGGCAGGGCCAATCAGTCGTCACTATCCGGCCAACGGCCGCTATTCGGTGATCTTCGAGCGGGATGACGCCTTTCTGGAGCAGATTGAGAAGATCAACTGGGCCAAGCCCACGATCCAGCGTCTCAGCGAGGACGCCAATGAACAGGGACTGCCGGAGGGTTACGGCTTTAAGGTCGTTGATATCAAGTACGACAACAGCGGCCGTCACTACACGGTGGAGTTGCAGACGGCCAGCCAGTATCTCGGCGATGTGACACAGTATCAGGAACAGATCGCAGAGCTGGAGAGCGCTGCCGCTGAGAAGGACAGCACGATCACGGCGCAGGCCTCCACCATCCAGTCGCAGGAAAGCCAGATTGAGAGCCAGACCGCCACGATTCAGGAGCAGGCAACCACCATTCAGGAGCTGCGTGAAGCCGGCACTGCTGCTGAATTAGAGACCGGTCTGGATGCGGCCTACGAGGAAGGAGTGAACAGCGTTGAGTAAGCAGATCTATTTTGACGCCATGAAGGAAAAGGGCAAGCTGGATGCGACCGACCTTCAGACGCGTTCTGCCGGCATGACCGGAACGGAGCTGTATGCGGAGGATGGCAAGATCCCCAGCTTCGCAGCTGCCGTAGCTCGGAAGAATATGCTGGAGCGCAAGGTGGGCTTTGTCTGCCGATCTACGGCCGGCCGTGTGGTGAAGCTCCTGCAGAACTACGATTCCACCGTCTACCCCCAGGAGCCGGAGGATCTGCCGGCGCAGTGGGGCTTCCAGTGGTCCACGGATCCGAAAAAGGCGCTGCCTTTCATCGCTCTGAGCACGTCTCCTTACGCCAAGGATGACTGCTGCACCCATGACGGCCATGTATGGCGTTCTGGGCAGGATAACAATGTGTGGGCACCCGGCACCGCCGGCGCGAAGTGGAATGACCTCGGCGAGATTGAAGAGGTAATGGAGGCAGGTTGATGACGTTTGAACTGACGCCGCAGACGATCATCACGACCGGAGCTGTTATTACTGCAGCGGTGCTGCTGATCCAGCGCTTTGCAAAGGGTGTGCGCTGGTTCGACCAGCAGGAGAAGCAGACCACAGACATCGCGGCATTGAAGGCAAAGCACGAAGCCGATATGAAAGCCATGAAGCAGATTCTGGCCGAGGATATGCACGGTATCAACGAGGAGCAGACACTTCTTACATATGGCGTCCTGGCCTGCCTGAAGGGCCTGAAGGAGCAGGGGTGCAACGGGCCTGTGTCCGAAGCAATCAATAAGATTGAAAAGTACCTGAACAAAAAAGCACATGGAGACTGAAAGGAGACGTTAACATGGAACTGCATGAAATTCTGATCTACGGTGTGGCGGCGCTGGGCTGCTTCATCCTGGCCATTCTGATCAAGGGCAATCGTCAGGCGGTACTCCAGCTCGCCACAGACCTCATCAACAAGGCTGAGAGCACCATCCAAGGTTCCGGCATGGGCGCGGACAAGAAGGCTCTGGTCATCGCCCAGCTGCAGGCTGCCGGCATCAAGGTTACATCCTGGCTGGATCACCAGATTGATGTGATCGTGGCCACGCTGAACAAGACGGGCGCATGGCTGGCCACGAAGACCCAAGAGGGTATCTCGGGAATGAACCAGGACACGGAGCGTTCCCATGAATAAGCAGCCAATCCTGTACCTCCAGACAGATGGCCGCTGGAAGGCCGAACCCTACCGTGTACCTGGTGAGAATTCTACAATCGGCAGCTCCGGCTGTGGCCCCACCGCCGCGGCCATGCTGATTGAGACGCTCACGGGCAAAACCTTCACGCCGGCGGATGCCTGCAAGTGGTCTATTGAGCACGGCTACAAGGCTCTGAAGCAGGGAACCTATTACTCCTACTTCAAGCCCCAGTTTGAGGCATTCGGCATCAAATGCGATATGCTGAACTGGACAAATACCTACGGAAAGCCGGATCACACCAACCATGCGAAGGCGTTGGCCATGCTGCAGGCGGGCTATTACCTCATCGCTCTGATGAACAAGGGACTGTGGACTTCCAGCGGGCATTTCGTGGTGGTGTGGTGGGCAGACAACAAGATCCACATCAATGATCCGGCCAGCACCAGGAAGGTCAGGACTGAGGGCGATCCGGGGACTTTCCGGAGTCAGGTCAAATATTATTGGTGGGTGGATGCCCGCGCATATAACCAGCAGAAGGAGGCTGAGGAGGACGTGACGCACGAAGAATGGATGCAGCATTGGTATGAGCTTCGCAAGAGCCTGCAGGACAACGACAGCAGCGCATACAGCGAGGAGGCCCGGAAGTGGGCGCAGGAGGTCGGCCTGATCACCGGCAACGGCACAGAGATTGACGGCGAGCCGAACTGTATGTGGGAGGACGTCCTGACCCGTGAGCAGTTTGCCACGGTGCTCTATCGCTTTGCGAAGATTATCGGCAAGGCATGACCATCAAGGTAACGAAAGAAAAAAAGCCGGAATACTCCAAGCGGCTGGTGTCTGACATCCGGTCGCTGCTGTGGGTGGTCACCGTGGGCGGTCTGCTGCTGGCTGCCTACTGCATCCACAAGGGCTACACCGGCTCCCTCCCCTGGCTGTCTGCCATGGTGGGCCTACCCTGGACAGCGCACGGCGTTGTGTGCTCGTTCTATCTGAATATGGCCAAGTCGGACCACCGCGCCGGCGGCGTGACCTTCGAGAGCGCAAAGGCAGCCAACTTCGAGCAGCCGGCCGAAAGTGAAAACAGCCCGGGTATTTGATGGCTCAGGCCCAGCGTCCACATCGGGGAAAAACGGTGTGGACGCTGGGGTTTGCTTGGGGTTTATTTGGGGTTTATTTCAACCGAAACCGGCCCAAATTGGCGAAATGCCACGAAACACAAAAACCCCGGAAGCCTTACGGCACAGCACTTTGCGGGTATTCACGGAAATTGGCGAAACAAAACTATCATAATTCGTAATGAGAAGGTTGTGGGTTCGATTCCCACCAGTAGCTCCATACCGGGGCAAAGCTTTGCTTTGCCCCGGTATTTTTGTGTATTTTTTGGTGAGACAAGAACTTTTTAATGACTTTCTCTTTTAATAAAAAAGACAAAATCAAAGCTTTGCTTCCAAATGGGCACGGAGCCCCTCGTAGCCAGGCTTTCCCAAAAGAGCATACATATTGTTCTTGTAGGCTTCTACACCAGGCTGATTGAAGGGATTGATCTGGAGTAAGTGGCCGGACAGCCCACAGGCCAGTTCAAAGAAATAAATCAGGTAACCCACAGAGTGTTCTGAAATTTGAGGCATTTGGATGCGAATATTAGGCACTCCTCCGCTGACATGGGCTAAGATGACTCCGTGCATTGCCTTTTGCGCCACATAGGACAGGGATTTACCGGATAGATAGTTTAATCCATCTACATTATCCGGATCATCAGGAATTATAATTTCTCCGCGAGGAGCAAACTGTACAACCGTCTCAAACATGAGCCGTTCGCCTTCCTGAATATATTGGCCCATAGAATGCAGGTCAGCGGTGAATTCTACACTGGCAGGGAATAAGCCTTTGTTTTCTTTGCCTTGGCTCTCACCATAGAGCTGTTTCCACCACTCGGCAAAAAAGCGGAAGCTAGGTTCATAGCCGACCAAGAGTTCGATCTTTTTTCCTTGATCGTAAAGCGCTTGACGGGCTGCGGCATATTTCCATACGGGGTTGTCCATACCGGGAGCAGCGAGTTCTTCCATTGCCAGCTTAGCACCCTCCATGAGGGCTTGAATGTTTACTCCGGCTACCGCAATTGGGAGCAGGCCAACCGGGGTTAAGACAGAAAAGCGACCGCCAATTGCATCGGGAACAACAAATTCCTCATAACCTTCGGCATCGGCCAGCCCTTTCAGCGCTCCTTTGCTCCGATCCGTTGTAGCATAGATTCGTTCCCGAGCTCCTTCCTTTCCGTATTTCTTTTCCAACATCTCTTTAAAAATACGGAAGGCTACTGCCGGTTCGGTTGTCGTACCGGATTTGGAAATGACATTCACAGAGAAGTCACGGTCACCAATTAAAGCGATAGTTTCCAGCAGCGCATCGGTAGACATGCCGTTGCCGGCAAAGAAAATGTCCGGAGTATCTTTCTTTTTCAGATTATAATTGGGGGACTGAATAAGCTCAATGACAGCTCTGGCACCTAGATACGAGCCGCCAATTCCGACCACGACCAATACCTGAGACTGCTGCTGTATTTTTTTGGCGGCAGCTTGGATGCGGTCAAACTCTTGAGTATCAAATTCTTTGGGATAGTGAATCCACCCGGTATAATCTCCCCCGGGACCAGTGTGGGTATTGATCCATTCGGAAGCTTGACGGAGTCTGTCTTCATAGTGAGCGAGAGCGCCGTCAGGTAAAAAGGATTGAAGCTGCGAAACGTCCAGAGATAACATGACAATAACCTCCTGTAAAAATATTTACGGTGAAAGCCGCGGTTTGATGCCGTGGCTTTTATCGTCGTGGGATTGATTGGGCACAATTAGTGGTTGCATAAGCGAAAACACTTGTGCTAGAATGAATTTAAATGTGCAACTTATACAGAAAGAAGTGAGAGCGATGGATAAAGAAAAATGTTTGTCGCGAATCTCTCAAAAATGCGACAGCGAGGATTCTACCCAGGTTGAGCGAAAGATTGCGCTCTATATTCGAGAGCA